ATACTTCGGAGTTCCCCAAAGAAGGCGTCGAGTCTTCGTTGTCGGATGTGCTGACGGAGATTGGAGAAGTGCCGCAGCGGTACTATTTGACAAGCAGAGCCTCCAGAGGAATCTTGCGTCGAGCAGACAAGAGAGGGAGGAAGATCAATCCCTCGCTTCGTTCGGCCTTACAAATGAAAGCCGACCTGTTGGAAGAGGAATAGACACGTCGAAACCTGCTGGCTCTTTGACGGCAGGTATGTACCATCATGGCTCGATCAACAATCAATGCTTAGGAACCAATGCTCATTTGATCATGGAAGAAGATCAACAGGTCTTAAAATCAGCCATACCGATTCATGATCAGGCAACACGGTTTTCAGGCAAACGTGGAGACAAGAACGATGGCAAAGGAAATGGCTTTGGCATAGGCAAAGAGGGAGATCCCTCCAACACATTGACTCAAGGTGATCGCCATGCTGTCTTCCAGCAACACCATGGCGCACCTGCTATGATGGATGGAGCAATCGTTAGGAGATTAACCCCTCTCGAATGCGAGCGTTTGCAGGGTTTTCCAGATGGCTATACACAGATTGCATGGAAAGGAAGGCTTGCTGAGAAATGCCCTGATTCGCACAGATACAAGGCTCTTGGAAATAGTATGGCAACTCCAGTCATGAAATGGATCGGAGAGAGGATTGATATGTTGGATTCAGCCGACATTTCAAATCGGGGCAAGTCAAAGACTTCCCAACAAATGAAATTGTGGTGATAACATGGCTCTCTTCAATCATTTCCCACGTGAAATTGATATGAGGACACGCAAGGTAATCCACACCAAGAAACAACTTGAGCATTACCTCAAGACCACTAATGGCAAAGGTAATCTGACTACTACTGTATATGGTTTTAGAGAACTCAAAACCAAAGGCAATCGTTGTGAATACAACACGGCTATTATCCCGCACTTTGTCATGGACTTCGATGCTGATCAAGGTGTTCGAGTTCATGGTTTAGATGAAGAAGAAGCAAAGGATAGGTGCTGTTCAGAGGTGCTAACCCTATCTAAACATCTCAAGAACAATGCGAATCAACACGCCATATGGTTTACAGGCGGGGGATTTCACATATGGGCTAAGTTGGATAAGGAGTATGTATTGCCTCCAGACAAAATGGCCGATCTTCTATTTTCTGGTCGAATGAAAGTCAATGAGTGGGTCAATCGTTTTAATCTTAAGACTCTCGATCCTGTTGTTTCATTCCGACCTGATAGACACATTCGTATTCCAAACACATACAACTTCAAGCGTCAAATATGGGGCATACCTGTAACTCATGAAGATTTGGATAAAGGATGGGAACACGTCATAGAAAAAGCACAGAATCCTCAACCTGGAATGCACTTGTATGAAGGTCATGGCATGGAAGTGGAGATCGTAGAGCGTGATTCAAATAATATGTTTCAAGGCAGATACAATTTGGAAACAAAGAAATTTGAGATGGAAGATATTGACATCGACATTTCAAGGATTAACAACATACCGATGTTACCTTGTCTCGCTCAAGCGGCTTGCGAAGTAGGAAGCAACCCCCCTCACAAGCCCCGATCATATCTGATGATGTATCTTATGGATTATTTTCGCAACTTTGCTCGACCACCGAGAGAATCACCTGTTCCAAATAAAGAGGTACTTTCATTGACTCACGCTTTCATTCGATCTTTAGAATGGTCGGATTACAGCCCTGCTGAAACAACCAAATATCTCAGTCATGGCGTAGATAGATTTTACTTAACTCCAACCTGTCCGACCATTTATCATGAAGGACTTTGCGTTGGTAAATGTCCGTATTATGACGAGAAGGGGGCGACAGCATGACAGAAGAACAAGAATTAGAAGAAATCCGAAGAAAGAAAGCCGAACAAATGTTACAATCTCACCATAAAGGTGAAGCCCCTCCTGATGTTTTAGACTGGTCTTTTAGAAGATCAAATGAATCTGGATTCTTTGAAATATGTCAATCAGATAACATGGTTGCTGTAACTCAAGATCCTAATTGGGCATCTCTTGTGACCGATCTTCTTAACAGCCTTACGTTAGCAAAACAAGTAGTTGGTGATGAAAATGACTGAAGAAGATGAAGGTATATGTTACTGCGGCTATCCTCGATTTGTAGAAAGTTGCATCTGTAACAATTATCCTATTTGCCAGTCTCCTGGTTGTGAAAACATCGTCGTCAATAATGCATCAATTCACGCAATGTGCGATGAATGTTTGCACCAACGTAATCAACTGTATGCTCAAAGTTGGACTCAAAGAAAGAATGCGGGGAAAGAAGATGACGAATGATAAAAGAATACTTTTCATTGACAACAGAGAAAGATCGGGATTGGAAGGTCTTGTTATCAAATATTGCGAGAAAAAGAAATTCAAATATGAAGTTCGACAAACGCTAATTACGGATTATTCATTTGCTGATGTCGGAATAGAGGCGAAATCAATTGATGATTACATGAGCAGTATGTATTCGGGGCATCTTGAAAGACAACTGCAAAACCTTGAGGATAATTACACTAATCCAGTCCTCTTGATTCATGGTACGCTCGATCAATATGTCACTAAATCTGCAAAGAGGGGTCGAAAAATACGATTCGCCACAGCATTCGCCTCATTTACAGGATCTCTCGCTCGCTATCACACCGACTTCGATGTTTCAATTTTAATTTTCCCCGACAAATCAACAGCAGCACGTTTCATCTGTAAGCGTTTTGAGAAGCATGGAACGCTCGGTTCATCATCAACATACAAACTGCTTAGAAAGACCGCTACTGAGGACATGAGGATTGACATTCTACAAGGCGCAGGGTGTAGCGTAGCAATCGCAAAGCGACTCCTTGAACAACATGGTTCCATCATTGAAATATCATCGCTAACAGTCAAAGAACTGCAAGCGGTAGAGGGAATTGGCAAGGTTCGAGCGAATAGAATCGTTGATGCGTTCAATAGTGAAGAACCAATTGCACAAGAAAAAGTAAAGATGTCGAGAGCCTGATTAAGAGAGGGTTGATATAGCATACTTTCGCTGGATAAAGATGCCCAACTTAGGGAGGTTATGAAATGTTATTGAAACCCACATCAGATTCAGGAGATCGCAAATGGTATGATTATTCGCTTGTTAAAACGCCGCATGAAGGCAGTAAGTATATCAAAGAATATATTGAGAGGTTCAACACGGTTTCATTCTTCAATGAATTCGCAGGTATGCTCTCTTTGTTCTATGTAGTAGGGCAAGTCATAGCCCCTTATGTTCGAGTTCCTATTCATGGAACACACCTTGACACAAGAGTTCACGTATATTGGATTCAACAATCAAGAACAGGTAAATCCGCAGCATATGAATTCACAAAGCAATTGTTAGATGCCTGTGGTGTTGAAGCAGCGAAATTCACAACAGGATCAGATGCAGGGCTTCTTGGTCACGTCGATCAAGAACCTGAATATGATGAAGATGGAAAGCCTACTGGTAAGATGAATTATGTAGTCACCAAAGGTTTGTTGAACGGTTACAAATCTTTGTTGTTTGACGAAGCGAGTGTTCTTTTAGACGATAAGAAATCATACTTTTCTGAAAAGATATTGTATCTCCAAGAAGCAATGGCTTCTATCGGATCTGCAACAAATAACTTAGCAAAGGTATTGAAAGGTGCTGACATCCAGGTGGTATCTGGTGTGTCTATATGGGCTACTACATTCCCTCCAAAGGACATTATGCACCACGTCTTAGAGAAAGGATTCTTTCAACGTGTATTCCTGTATCAAAATGATGTAAGTCAAGAACTACGCCAAACTACGAGCGAACACAGGCTTCAAGGAACTTATGTTCCAGTTCCTGAGAAGGTATGGGGGTACAACGCTCTTGCTGAATTTATACTGGAAAAGCGCAACGAAGTAAAAGATCGATTGTTAAAGGCGGCAGGATTAACCAATGAGCAATGGGATGAAATGACGGATTTTGAAAGAGATCAGGTGGCAAACTTACATTGTTATGACATCTTTACGATTGATGAATCATACCATGCTGCGTTACTCAATGCGACCACCGACTATTACGAATTGGTGAATGCGATACATGATGCTAACATACGTGAAACGGCGACCTCTTTTATTCCTAACATTGAGAATTACACAATCACTTTTGGAAACATCATAGCAACATTGATGGGTTCTTCTGTCATTACAGCAGATCACATCATGATGGCGACTGAGATTATCTACGACAATTTACACAACCTCGTTATTTGGCTCGAACAAAAGCAAGATTTCCAAGCAAAGAAGAAACGTGATTCTCAACTCCATGAGTGGAAATTATCATATGGGAAGTGTAAGAAACTGGCACATTCTCGATCCAAGAGAGAATGCGTTTCTAAGAAGGAATTAGAAAACATCTATGCGATCAATCAAGGAGTTAGTAAGAAAACAGCAGAAAGGCGTTTGAAGAAATTAACTGAATCTCCAGATGCTGAGAGACTGATGGATGGACGAAACGCATTTATTGCATTCAATTGGTGATTCTATGAAGAAAAAGGCAAGTGTTCTTTTGGAAGATAGCAACATAGTGCCTGTGACAATTTTTTCTACAACAAATGCTTCTGATTTACAAACAGGATATTCGGATATGACTTTATTCGATTTAGATGTAATAATGATTTACAAAGACGGAACTTATCATGCATTCAATGATCATTTCTTGTCAAAATCCTACGTTCTTCAAAATGCGTGGATCAGGCCACATCCAATGAAAGAGTTTCCTTCTTTCATAGAAGGTGTTACTTTGGCAGGTTACGATTTAGAACGTTTTGTTTTGCCGATCTTAAGCAATTACTTTGGCGAATTAGAACACGTAGATCATATCGACGTGTTGAAGTTTGCACATGATAGATCGGGAATACGATTTAGTCTTTTCAATTTAGCATTTTGGAACAGGTGCGATAACATTTCTACTGTATCTGAAATTTTTACATTTCATAGAGTGCGTATGATTGCTGATTGGTTCAATGGGACTTACAAAAACATAATCAAGAAGTTACAAAATGAAACCAAGTGGATCGGTCAATTGGTCTATCGAATAAAGAAACACAAGACTCTATTGGTAAAAGACGAGCATGGAAAAAAGATTAAGATTTTTGCACAGGATGAAGAAGAATGAAAGCATATCGTGATCGGGTTATGCAAACCTGTGAAAAGTGTAATTCAGATGTATTAGCAATTAGAATAAATGGTTTTTATGCGGGAAGTAGAGACAGAATCTTCTTATGGGAATGTCCTGTGTGCCAATATATATGGCGGAAGCCTAAGCCAACGGTGAATGATAATGGTAAACAGCCCTTTTCTGAAAACTTGGCTTCTGATAAAGGGTCCAGGTAAAGTTAGAGACTCTGAAACCGATCCTTTAGGAATTGACAAATCTGCTTCATGCAATTGCCCATCCTGTAATGTTTTAGTGAAAGCAGTTTTGCTTAAGGCAGGTAAAAAAAAGTCTAAACCGTTTCACGGTTACAATCCAAACAGACACAGTAAGAAGGGCGGATTGAACGCTAAGGGTCGAGCAAAGGCTAAGCGTGAAGAAGGTGCAAATCTCAAACCTCCTGTAACCACAAAGCCAAGCAAGTTGAAACCAGGATCAAAGAAAGCAAAGCGTCGAAAGTCGTTTTGCGCTCGAATGGGCGGTGTTAAAGGACCGACGAGCAAAGGTGGCAAATTAACTCCAAAAGGAGCATCATTAAAGAGGTGGAATTGTTGAGCAATAAGAAACAAGAAAAAGAACACGCAATTAGTTTTAATCGCACATGGGATGCGATAAAGAAAGATGATGATGAAGAACGCTTTAGAGAAGGAGATCCTTACTACGGTCCTGCTGAACCCAAACGCTTGTTGGATGAAAACATGGTATTTGAATGCAAACACATATTTCTATCCACATTAAGACCACTTCTCGAAAACCAAGATCAGAACAGTTATGTTCGCAATGCAGTATCAGATGATATGGGCAACACACCAACTGATGAAGAAATTGAGGCAGGTCGCCATGAAGCCATACAACACATTGACAGATGGTTGGAGTCGATACTATGAGTGAAGCATTTCACAGAACATGGTATTTACTAAAAAGAGAACTCGATAATGAAAAATCCATAAAGGAATATCAACGTCATCCAGTTGGTGCATTGGACTTGCCTCTTTCTGGATCGAGAGGTGAAGATCATGAGGGGAATCCCGAAGTTACGCCTCCAGTAACCCGTCTTACTGCGATGGGCAGAGAAAAGCAAAGGCAAAAAGGCGAAGAATACCTAAATCCTATTCGAGTAAAGCACACAAAAGATGGTCAAGTTTTAGGGCAACGGCCAAAAGGAATGCAAACTACATCTGATGACATAAGGGCTTTGAGAAGAATTAGAGAAAATGAATCTGCTAACAGAATCAATCGGGATCACCCTTCCCAAAAAGATAAAAAGTTTCGACAACAATTTCCCAATAAATATGGACGATCTGACATTAACAGGTGATTTTAGTGCCAAGCACCAACTTAGCAGAAGGTCATGAAAAGACCTCATCAACGACTTATCAAAACGATGGGCTACGTGATTCAGACGTTTTGACCAGTCCCTCATTGACTAATAATGTGGAACGTGGTCTAAGCAACGGGGTCTTGCCTGTTACTTTGAATCGGTATGATGAATCTGATCGAAACAATCCAGTTAGTGGTAACTGCTGTGTTAGACCAAACGGAACGATTGGAAGCACCAAAGAACTCTATGTGGATGCAGGAGTCGTTCAACTGGATGGTATGTTTTACAATGTTGGCTCGGCTTCTGTTTTAGATATTTCATTGACTACTAACTATCATTCGGGTTATCATGGCGCAGCAATCCCAAATGGAACAAACCCCTCTGATGAGGCAATTTTGCTTGTTTATATTGATCCTCGAAAACCGAATAATGTAGGTTTTGTTTATGGATCATATGTTGATACTTCGACTGGCTTATACCCGCAATCACCTTCAAACCACCTTGTATTGCAGAATACAGTCCTCGCTTCTGTGAGAGTAGGTAAAGGAGCATCTCATCCAGTTATCCTCGCCATAGAGGACAAGAGAGTGTTTATTCGACCTGGTCCTGTTGCACTATCGGCAATCGAACATAGTGATGGGACCGAAGAAAATCTCAGAAACGATTTTGTTGCGGGATTCAATGCAGGCGATTTGCCAATCACCGATCTCGGAGTATTGTATGCGCGTAATCCAAGCGGTTTTACAACTCACGCTCAAGGAACAGGGCAAACACATCTGTTTTTCCAGTCCGATCAGGGAGTGGGGATTACAACAGGCGGGGGTGGATCTTACCAAATAACTCCTGTTCACAGAACCTCAAAAACACCACAGATTCCATATCTTGGACCTGTGGTTTTGGCTTTTGGAACACCCGCACCAGGAGGGTTGAGATATAAGCCATTGTTAAGTGAAGAGGATGGCGCAACTCCTTTAGTTACTGTTGATGTTTACGATGGTGCTAATTTGCACTTAGGGACATTAGTTAATGTGCATGGTTTTTCGCTTAGTTCTGGTAATTTAACACTTAATGCGCCAGGGGCGGTGGGACTTCCTGCTGCCGCCACTGCCGTTGTCACCTATGTTCACGCTCAACACATTTAATACCAATAACTGTGCGCCCTGATTTGTTTATGCTACAAGTCAAGGGGGAGGCGTTTTCCTATGAACGCTCATGGGAACAAATCGAAGATATGTTGGTTCGTGCTGAGAAAAAACAAAATGAATGGATTATAATATTTCACGATGCAAAAAAACAAGGTGACAAAGAAGCCATGAAAGAATGCGCTCGAAATAAGAAAGCATTGGAAGGTGTAATCAAAACACTTCGATGGACTTTGGGTGATCGTGTAATTGAAAACCCTTTGAGTTAATCATCTCATCGTTTTGTAGAAGATCTTTTGCCCCCTGCACCTAATTGACGACGCATGGCAGGTCTAATTGTTCCTCTGCTCTTGTTACGCTTGTATCGTCGTTTTGTTCTTTCACGCTTTACCTTACGTGAAATGTCCCATACGCGATGATCTGCCTGTCTATATGGCCTATCGCTTATAGTGGATCGAGTGTAGCCGTGAAAGCGACCTTTGGCGATTGAATCCCATGTGGCTTCAAATGGGTCGGCTGATGCGGTGAAATCAGAACCCTCAAACATATTAACATAATCTTCTGATAAAGCCTCATATTCCTCACGAATAGATCTGGCGATAGATTTTATCTCTTCATTTTCATGACTTTCCATTGTTTCTAACAACTGCAACAACTGTTCTGGTTGAGCAATCATAACTAATTGAACATATTTATCCCAACTCGAACCATCTCCTGTTCTTTCATGTGTTGATTTCATTCGTTCTAAAATAAATTCCAACACTTTTCTTCGCAAAATGTCATCTCTTGGATCAACATCCATGCTCTTAACCACCGTTGGCTTCCCACCAACTCCCTGTGGCTTTGACCGCTTTCTTCGAGTTGCAGCCTTCTTCTCCTTTGAACTCATTGAACGAGAAGTCTTAGGGGTGTCCTTGCTGACCTTCTTTGATGGTCGGCACTTGGGATAGCCTTTGCTATCGGTCTTTGCATCACTACGGCCACAGGGAGGGTGTTCGCCGTCTTTGTTCTTACTGCCGACATTCACCCACTTCTCCTTGAACCATCGCCTCAAGTCCTTTGTGATGAGATCGGAGATAGGAACATCAATCATATTCATCACGTTATTCATCAAGTTTTTTTCGTGCTTCTTGAATTTTCTTTGCTTTTTGCATTCGCTTCAATCGTGCCAACAAATCGGGATCTCTCGGCATACCTGCATTCATGGCTGGTGGATCGGGATTCCTTGCTAAAACCCCATCTAAAGAACCTTCCTTTGGCAAACGAGGATTCATTTTTGTAATATATGCCCATGAACTTTCAAATGATTTTTTCATATCCAAATCTTTGTAGCACTGGCACTTTGGTTCGCTCTTAGAACAGTTCATTACACCTTTTTTCATGCAAGCGCATGGATTCTTTTCTGTTGCACCACAACAGCAATTTTTCCTTTTTAATTCAGCCATAGTTCTCACTTCTTACTTTTCTTACTCTTCTTTTTCCAGCCGCCGCCTTTGGACTTGTACCACTTAGAAGCCCAACCGTTTGCGAGGGCGGAAGGATAAACCTTGAACTTGGAACGTGCTTTTGATTTGGCTTGCGACCAAAGACCAGGGTTGGTTGGGGCGTTGTCGCCCTTCTCGTCGCTTTTCATCAGTTCCCATGCAATCTCAAATGTTTCTGTCATCATCGAACCTCCATCAAAATATCCACACGAACTTCGTTAGTTCCGTTCTTGCTAATAGGCATAAATGTAGCCCTAAAAGATGGCGTATCAAGAGGGTTTGTTCCATGAAGAACGACCTCAGTAATAGCCTGTTCACTTGATAATTGAGTGTCAAATAGTGCGCTCACAGATATAGTACGATCATCAATCCTTTGAATCAGAGTATCTTTACTCATCTTGATATTGCCTGCACCTCCATCTCTACTGGATGCGTCATTTGCACCTGATCCAAGAGAACACTTTTTGATGAGCGTTTGCAGGTGGTCGGTTAAAGCGGCTTTGAGGGGGTCAAGAACTGGCATAATCAATCATTCTCCAACATATCCATACATCGTGTTTTGACATTTTGGGCAACCAATCTCAATTGAAGAGTAAGGCGATCCTGTTGCATCGGAGTATTCTCGGTTGTATGAAGGTTGTTCAGTCAAAACAAATTGACAATTTTCATTGCTGATTTCACGACAAGTTGGTGACAACCCATCCTCACATCGTTTTGAGCAAAAACTGTCCGACCATACATCGTAGTGATTTATGTCGGTTCTTTTTCCGCAATTTTGGCATTCATGGATATAACCTCCTTCGGAATACGGTTTTTTGTATGCTTCTGCTTGTCTTGCCATCATATCTGCAATCTTTGGGTTGTTCCTTATTGCAGCCCCAAATGCGATGGTTGGGTTTGGATCGTTAAGTTGGTGAAAATCCTCATTTGGCACATCATCATTCTCTTTCAAAATTCCCCATGCTTTCTTGAATGCGCTCATTTCACTTCACCACGTAATTACGGCTCTTGCTCATGCCGATGGGGAATCCCCTTTTATTTCCATCCCGAACACCTATCTTTCCAAGCCCGTTTTTGTGTTTTGCACCGATGATGAAACCTGTTTCATTGACGTTGCGAACACGGATTTTATGAACCGCAATGACATTAACTGATGCCGACATCGAAAGATTTTCTTTGATGTCTTTATCGCCTGAACTTTCACTGAGGCCGCTTGAATCAACTGTTTCAGTTTTAAGATCGGTCAAGATACCTTCGATACCCTTCTCATATTGGGCTACAATAAGATCTGATTGTAAAGAATGTAAGTGATGCTTTGATTCAAAGACCACGAATTTGCCAATCACTCCATGAGTTGGCAAGTTAATATCGACAACATCACCTGCTCGAATAGAGGTCGAATTCATCAATCCCTTGATGACGATCATAGGCGCACCATTTTCTGTTCTTGCTAACAATGTTTTTGCTAACTTACGTGCTGCTGACACGCTCTTGATACCAGGAATTTGTTGCCGTAGAGTTTTGACAACTTCTTCTTCTCCACCAGCCGATGCCTGTTTAATCTTCTCACTATCACGCACACGGATAAATACAATCTCATTACCTGCAATCACATCACCAACGACAACTATTTCGTTTGGTGAATCAAATAATTTGCTTACTTCAACAGATTGAACGCCATTCTGAATGCCTATACGCACATCCTTTTCATTGAATACTTTGTCTGAGAAAAGAATAGTCCCGTTACGTTCATTTATGATTTGACGGCCATCGAGTTGTGATAAATTGCGAAGAACCTCCATTGTGTTCAAGCCTCTTGTATCACGTGAAACATACTTTGTGCTGTGGTCATTGATCTGGCGCAACATCGAATGTGCGCCTAAATAGTTTTCAACATCTCTTTGATTGTTGTAGAAAGCGTTAGATGGCGTAATAGTGACACCTGCTACATCTCCTCCTGCATCGTTTAGAAGGTGTAATGCCGCATCTGTTGTTCTTAACCCAATATATCCTGCTTGTCCCGTAATTACATCTCCAACTGTCATCCCTGAATCTTCAAGGCTTTTACCTGACATATCTTTGAACACCATGATCGATTTCTTTCGCTCACGGATAACTTCTGAAACTCTCCATTTGATGTTGTTTGAATCGATCAGATAAGGCGGGGAATAATCTGCTGAAATAACCTTGCCATCGCTAAAGATTTGGTCGAGATTATTTTTGTTGCTAATAATTCCCTTATTATTACCGTTGGCAATATTGAATGGTTGTTGTTGAGCCATAATAAAATCAGACGGTTCATAGTGCAACAGCCCTCTATAATTTAGCGAGGTTCTTGTAATTTCATTTGATTCAGCGTTGTAGTAATACCATGATTGACCCTCTATTCTCGTTGCGATAATAGCGTTATCTACAAACGTAGGGGCAATGGCTTGTTTAACCAAAGGACTTCTCGCATCGACTAACAGACCTGTTGATGAAGATACATCTGTGAAGTATAAGTGCAATCCTGTAAAATCAGAAACAGTATCGCCATTTGCATTTGTTATTGTTCCAGAAGTTGTAACATCGTTATCTAAGATCGAAGTATAGGTGATTGATCCTGTGTGTTCCAAAGCAAATAATTTCCCCGTTGGAGGCAACACAGAAGCATCATCGACCAAATACACTCCACCGCCTTTAGATGCCTTGACATTTACACGTGGATAGTATCGCATAGCCTCTTTGGACTGTGTAATTTTCGCTTCTTTACTATGTATTGAATGATCGCCCATGATGCCCTTATCAACATCATAATTTGTTTCAGATTGATAGATTGGCTCGCCACCACCTGGAATTTGAGATTGCGAATATCTTGCTTCAATTTCAGGATTAAAATTTCCTTCACTGTCAAATCGGTGAGCGTCTGATTTAGCAAATTGAAGCATATTTGCAGTTGGTATCAAATGCCATGTGACATCGTATTCATTTGCATCAGGATAGTCGATTGTAAACGCTGAACCTGCCGATGAGATATGTTCAGTTTGATTCTCGCCTCTTGAATAATTCATCTCAAATACGCCATATCGCTTATCTCGATCAAACGAATGTGAATTGTAAAGAGAAAAAGTCATCGAACTTCTTGCGCCTAAAACCCATCCATCCTGTAAGAGATCAGATGCAAAACCAAACAACTTCAATGGCCTAACAGGTCTTACAATGTAATCCACGTATTTACGGCGAGGATGTGATGTTGTTGGCCTCGTTTCGCCTTCATTCACCTCAGTATTCAAAACGCCTTCATCTTCATCATTTCTGTTGAGATACGTTTTTCTAAGAATATACACGCCTCCCCATGCAGGCAATTCTGACACGCCTCGAACAGCCCAGTGATCTAAAGCGTGGGTCTTGAACGTGTTTTGGGTGGTGTCTGTAAGTGAAACATGAACTGCGCCTTTGTTGCCATTGGAATCAGGACTCCATGTTGGCTTAACTGAGTAATCAGGGGCGACAGACGTTGATCCTGTTCCATCGACAGTAAAACCGTTGTTTGGAAGATGTGTTTTTATTGTGTGAGAAGGAAGAACAGGGAAGTGATGCCCCAACATAAGATCAGTATGCAACGAAGCAGATCGAGTTCCAGTTACGGCATAATCGACATCTTTGTTGCTGTTTCTTTCGCTTTCAACCTCCATAATCAACCCCAATCGAGGTTCTGTTCTTGCTTGTATTTGTCTTGTGTCTGAGATTTCATTCAAAACATCGGGCAAAATGTCGTTTATTCGTTTTGACGCACCAGTTGTAATTACCTTAGAATGACCACTTGGAGGGTATGCTAATTGGCTTTTTGTTTCATTGATTGCGTGTACGTTAGTGTGTAAAGCATTGCCCCGAAGATGGTAAAAATCACTTCCATGACCAAAACGACTGTTTGCATCAGAAGCCGTAATCATCGCTCCAACAGAATCTTGTTGAGCATAAGTAGGGCTTCCGCTTCTCTGAACGAGATCGATAAACGGATCAGTCCCTTTGTTGATTGGGATATTGTCATAATCTTGCTTATGTCCTGTGTGAGCCACGTTGATTGAAATTGGTAAGTTGTATTTTCTTGACAGATATGACTCAACTTCTTGTTGTTCGGCACTGGTCAATTTACGATCATACTGAATAACCTCAGCAATCTTACCATTTAGTTGAAAAGAACCGACATGGCCTATTCCATATGGATCATCGTCGGCAATATATTGAGGTCCTGTCGTCGTTCCCTCTTGATAACCGTCTAAGTAGATCTCTACGGTGGCAGTTCCTCCTGTTCCATTACCTCCATACACCTTTGCAGTTGCTATTCTTGCGACTCCACCTTCTGCGGAATTTGTTGCTGAGTATACGCCAGTATAAGTTGTATCAGCACCTACTTGCCAACGCCATTGATTGTTTAAGTCCATTCTAATCCAAAGGGAATGGCCTGATCGGGTAACTGGACTATTTGAAAACGATTCAACAACGCCATGTGCGTTTCCATCATCAGAATCAACGTAAGCAACAACAAACATCGTGAGATCTTTTGTGTTTAATTTTGAGGTGAAATCTAAAGTTAATTTATCATTACCATCACAGTCAATGACGGGCATATTGTTCACTTTTGGATCTCGTTTAATGAAAGTCGGCTTCGCTGAGGCTGTCGATTGAACGAACTCAAATGCATTTGGTGATGAATCGACCCACTTTGAAATCGAATCACCATCTTTCAAATCCAATGAATCAGCCTTCAACCAAAGAACTGGATTATTGATCGGCAAAGTGGTCGGCCTTGTATCATTCAACTCATAATCCCATGCACCTGCCGCCATCGAATCTGGTGCGAGCATTCCATGTTGTGTAATGCCCAAATTTGCACCAATGCCCATTTGCTCATCTTGCTGTTTCACCCGTTCATTACTTTGTCGGATGTTTCGCTCAAACGGATGAGCCTCAGCCGTGAAATCATTTGTAACGAATCCTACTGGAACTGAACGATGAATCCCTCTTTCTGGATGAGTTACATTTGTATCATTGATAAATCCGTCAAGGAGAGGCACATCTTCCATAGAATCATGCTTACCTCCATCAAACCGACCACTATTTGTTATTGCATAGGTATTCTGCGTTTCAGTAGGATCACCTGCAAGCATATCATGACTACTTGATGCGGTTTTGAAACCCCATGCTCGAACAGGCAATCTTCGACTTACATCTATTGCTACATATGGGTTTAACACGAAGAATTTTCTATTGAGATCTTCGCTATCAGAATCTAAATCAATCCCTTTGACAACAGCCAAAGTAACGTTTGGATTCAAAGAATCTCCTATGCCTTCTCCACGTGAGTATCTTGCCGTTCCGTTCTGATTATACAATTTAATCGTTCCATGTGCTTCCCTTCGAGTGGTATGCCCCATTAAAACAGAACTCGCACTTCGCAATCCTTCGACATTGCCATGACCGCCTGCGTTAAGTCCGTTATAGCCATAATTTTGTAACCATTGATTGACATAAAGTCGTTCAAATGGCAATGCCGCCGTTGGTGAACCTGTGGTTACATAGTTACCATCGGCAGAAAAGTTACGCAATAACAATCCTCTTGTTGATGGATAATTCAACGATCTCGGCATACCCGATTCACGATAACGGAACGTCATGAAATGTTCACGCATCGTTCCAAAGAACGTAGGATGGCTATATTCTGCAAGCCATGTGCATAGGAATGCATCAGGCTCTCCGCCTGATCCTGTGTTTCTTGCTTTTGTTAAAGCCATATCCTGATAATCGGTTCCTGGTTTGGTGAATGATGTTGAAGGAACTGTTTGAGAAGATGAAACTGGCGCACCTGCCATGTTTAACATTTCAGGGTCGTGATGTAATAATGGAGGAACTGTTGCCAATTCAGTAGCAACACGTGGTCGAATCACGCCTTCATGATGCCCTCTAACAAACCAGTTACCACCGCTATCAATGCCAACACGCTTGATCGGCTCTGGTCGGCCTCCCATTCCAAGATGATTATTCAAGAAGAATCCGTTAATCATAACCTCGCTTGCTGTATTGAAGCGGTTGTTGGCTGATAAAGTGCTGCCTTGTAGCGTCAATTTTGTAGCACCGCCAGTAGTTACTGAACCGTTGATTCCTGTTTCAGCAAAACCTACTGATTCTGCAACACCTTCTACATTAGTGTGCTTTTGTCCTGGTGCAAACAAATAATCGGGTATGCTTCTGTGCGTGGCAGAGGTATATGCGCCATCAGCATCATACAATCGCATTCCTTTCAATTCATCAAGAGGCAATCCATCTGAAACGAAAGATCCAGTTGCATAAACGGCTGAATTTTCCATAACGTCGATAGTATCTAATTCAAACA